GCGATTTGGCAAGCGTCAGCGTCATTAGTCCAATCGATTTGTTCCTTGCTTTTCATTATTCGGTTTGCTTCTTGCATTAGAAAACGTACGTGCTTGAAATCGTTACGCACTTGCTTTTTAGTAGTTGTCATTTGTTTTATCCCTTAGTTAAGTGAGCCGTGTTGGTTGATAATGCGTACTGCTGAGTTATGCGCTTCCTTGATTGTGCTTGCGTAGAAAGTGCGCTGACCTAGATATAAGTCACCGAGCCAAGCATCTACTTGTACTGCACGTGGCTCTGCTTCTGGTCGAACTAATACAAGTTCTAAGTCTTTAAGATTTGTTTGGGTTAGCATTTTGTATATCCCTTTTCTGTAGGCTGTCTCTTCAGTAACACTTGCCTAAGGTGTTAGACAGCGCGACTTTTAGTGCCGCGCTGTTTCGATATTGGTTTTTTGTAAGGCTGGTTCGCCATTGAATCCTTCACTTTTATTAACGTTGCGCTGGCGTTGTATCTGTCACTCGCTCGCCGTTTGATTGGGTCTTCGCGGATACTTCGTTGATTCCTAGAACTGGAATGAGCGTCGCTTTATTTTGTGGGTCATACTTTGCGTTCTGACGTATTACGTATTGAATTGGTTACCTTCTAGTGACTACCGCTATGTGTGAAACCTGTAACGGATTCTGAACGCTTGGTACTGGCTACGTGTTGCGCTAGGTGCGGATTGAACGTCATCTGATTTAGATGATTAGTGTATGGATATGCCTACGATTAACTTTGGTTTGTTAGTTCTTAGTGACTGCGCGTATTCATATACTGCGTCTAACGTTTTGACTCTGATAACTTCTAAATCGCCCGACTTGTTTCGTGGAACGATTTTGTAACTACTGGAAAGTGCCGTAACGTTTAACTGTATGCGGTTTTTCCAATAGTTAGGTTTTGATTCAACTAGTCTTTTGTATTTAACTACTTTTGTCATTTGATTCTCCCTTTTTATACAAATCAGATGACGCTTAAACCGAACCTAGTGCTTGCCTTCTCTATTTAGTTTTCAAGTACTGCTTCAAGTAGGTGAAGGATTTCGCCCGATTCGGGTTCTAGCGGTTAGCCGTCGAATCCTTACTACCCCTCAATAGTACTAAAAAAATAGGAAGTGTTACAGCCCAAAATCTAGGCGCGCCATAGGGCTTTTTCAGGGTATTTCGACCCTATACGCCGATTTGCGACCTTTTCGGGCTATCGGTAAGGGTTAGGGCTAGGGCAAACTTCAACACGCTTCAAACCGCCAAAGAATCCGCAGAAACGCGTAACAGTTCAATTTACAAATATATTTGACTCAATACGCTGTAACGCAATTACTATTTGTATATGGCTACTGGCAAATCAAACTACACACACATCGAAATCCGTTGCGGCGGATTAGTTGTGCAAATCGGAACTGAAACTGAGTATCCCGATTTAGTTGATGATTTGGCAAATCGCGCACTATCTATCTTCAAAGAAACTATGGCAAACGCCAAAGAAAATGATATTGATGTCAGCGATATGCGACTAATCACCAGCGATTATGGTGATGACCTTGAAGATGATGACTAATGTGTTTGCAATGCGGTAATTGCGCAAAAGAACACCCATACGATTTAGATTCTGCTATTGACGCTTCTGTAGATTTCAATAGCAAAACTAAATTGACCACCAGCCTTGTAATTCAGCCTTGCCGCTAGCAATCCAATCTTTATGTTGTTCTGCTACTAACTTCCAATCTATTTCGTGTGTTGGTTTATCGCACTTAGGACATATATCGGCGTTCATAATCCGATAAACGTGTTCGCAAATTAGTCCAGCCATATTTTATATTCGGCTGTAACGCGACCTTTGATTGGGTCAATAAAATGTAATCGCTGACTAGGCGTAGCACTTGCCGCTAACAAATCGCGCGCATAACGATTATCTGATTCTGTACTACCTGTTTGATATACAGAACCAGCGCCATTAGCCATAGGCCAGCAAGCGTGCGTATGGTAGTGACCGATATAAACGTCACGGAATTCCCACGGATATGCTCCTGAACGCCAACGATTAGCGTGTTGAACTATTGCTGTAGGGGAAGCAAAACCATTTCTACCTACTTCATCTCCGTGAATCAAAAGCGCGCGATAGTTTCCAATCTCTACGCGTTGTACGTCATCAGGGCAATCTTGCCAAGTTAATCGCTTTTCATTACCTAATAACTGACGTGCTAATTCGTAGCACATTCGGTCAAAGTTATCGCTACGTGGAACGTTATCGCGTTTGCTTCCAATTCTTCCGTGATTACCCCACTCACTAACTACAGTTACGTGCTTGTAATTAGATAAAGCAAAGCGCACTACTTCTACGCATAACCGCGAAACATTTACATATTGCTCAAATAACGTGGAATCAATCTCGAACGCTTGGCTTGGAAAGTTAAACAAGCCTTCAACCATATCGCCACCAAACATAATTGTTACGTCATTTACAGGGTGGTCTGCTCTTTGTATTTCTGTAATTGCTACCGCTTTTTGCGCAAATTCCATAACGCGCTTTTTCATAATCTCGCTGTTATAGGTAGTTGTCTTTTTGCTTCCTTGCCAATCCGTTAAATGCCAAAGGGCAACTTCCGATTTCTTTTTACTCTTTGCGATATTTGGTTCTGGAACGTTTGGGATTGGTCCAGCCGATAACGTTGCGTCATACGCGGCAGTACGCGTTACTTCTACAAGTTCGTCAATCTTTTGTTTAGTTTGTAATAGTTTTTTTTGCGTACGCATTAACGCTCTGCGTAATTCGACTACATCACTAGATTCAATTCCTTCAGGTAAATCATTAAAATGGTCGTCAAGAGCCATAATTCATTTCACTATCTTTTAGGGAAGAAGGGTGTTGCTTTTTTGCTACGTCATAAAACGCGCAACTTTGTCCGTGTGTTGTATATCCAATTTTGTCTAGCCAATTATCTTCGTGTTCAGGATTCTTAAACGCGCGAACAGTTTTGAACGCGTCCATCATTAACGCTACCTTGTATGGTTCAATAGGCGCGGTACCAAGTAACGCACCCCATACTTTTCCGATAGTAATGAAGTTTGAATAAAAATCGCCGTGATTCATTTCGCGTTCTTCAAGTATGGCTTTTATACGTTGCTCTTGCACCGACATAAACCTTTCTTATGGTTAGCGATACTTATTTCAGCAATCTTGTAACCTTCTTTGCGTAACGCACTAGCAAGCGTTATATCAGGCAAACCTTTTTCCATAGCATTAAACAAGGCTTTTCTGTCTGCGTCATTTAATTTATTTATGAGTTTTACAAAAGGACATATCCCAGTATCAGTTCCCTTAAAGCGGAACTCTTCAATAGAATCTTCTAAAGACATATCAAAAGAATATCAGAGCAGATATACAAAAAGAATCCCAACACGCCTTCCCCATGCGTATTGGGATTCTTTTAGGTCACGGTTGTGAAAACCGCATTATTTAGTTTTAGTAGCAACCTTTTTGATTTTGGCTTCTACCTTATTTGCAACAATACCAAACGCAGGGTCAGCCTTGTCAAGTCCACGAATTGCTGGACCAACTACAGCCGCAACTACGCCAGCCAATACCGCTTTCCAATCTGCGTCAGGCTTGGCTACCCAAACTGCTGCCGCAGTAATAGCGAAATGGCGTACTGCTGATTTAATCTTTGCAATATCTTTTGCTTTCATTTTTCTCCTATGGTCGGGCTACAGCCATTACAAGAGAGTAGGCACGTTTCTTTTGATACACGCCGTCTCCATTTGCCTGTGAGCCTTTTTTATCTGCTGATGTATTTCCTTCAATACACCATAGATATTTGCCGTTGTTCTTAACGACAATTCCAACGTGGTCAGGTTCAGCGTCATTATCAAATTGAAAAAATGCTATGTCGCCAGCCTGAGCCTGTCCTATTAGTACTAACTTGTTTTTCTTAGCAAACCATTTCAAGCCAGCGTCACAACTAGCAAAACCTTTTTTAGTTGAGGCGGCAATCTTCGCGCCTAATCCAGCCTGTACAAAGCACCAAGAAACAAACATAGCGCACCAAGGCTGATTATTTAATCCGTACCATTTACCAAATTTTGTATCGTTATTTGCGCCTTCTTGAAAACCAATTTCTTGTTTTGCAATATCTACTACGCTCATTATGCCTTCTCCAAAAGTATTCGATAAATTTCATCTATGCGCGTTTCTAATTTACAAACTTTATCGTCAATATCTTTGACTTTATCTTTTATTGAACCGCCCCCATTAGGTTTCAACTCACTTAAATAATGCTTGACTAAATGGCGAACACCAATAGCCAAACTACCCATAAGCGTAGAGATACCTACACAAACACCGACCCACTCATTAACGCTCATATCAAGTCCAGTTCAATATCCTTACAGTTCCAGCCGAATCAACTATCTTGGCTTGATTAGTTGTAGTGTTAAGCCAAGCGTCACCAATTCTGTAATTAACAGGGTCAGATGTTACAGTAGGAAACGTAAAACGTGTAGCGGTTTCAAGCAAACGCAAACGTTTTTCTAAATCGGCAAAGATAGAACGCATATCTGCTGGTTGATTTATGTATGCCATACGTGCCTCAGTTTGTCGTTAGAGTTAAAGTTAATGTTACACGTTCTGGTCCATCTTCACCGGGCTGAACCGACAAGCCAACTATTCGATAAACCTCATCTAATCCGTCAGGGAATCTAATGTCGCGGATAATCAAACGTGCGTCATCACCAATTTGATATGTACCAAATTGCGGTTCTGCGTATGCTGGAACTGTTACCTTAATAATGGCTGGCGGTTCTGATACCGCATTTACTTGACCTGTAGCAAGTTGGTCTAAATAACTTTGGTCTGTTACATCTGAGTAATTGCTTTGTGTTTCTAGTAACGGCCAACCTGCGGAGAATTTAGTTGTATCTTGTGCAATAGAAATTAACTTGCCTTCATTACTACCTGCGCCAAGCGCATAGATTTTATTGGCTGTAATTGAGCCGTCTTCAGGATATACATATTGAACTATATTTCCTGGCAACTGAAATACAGGCGCGTATGGATTTGATACAGAATAAACATCTCCAATACGCGGATAACCAAGAACAAGAGTTTTAGTTGGCGTTCCTGAGCCGTCATAGGAACATTGGATATTGAAATCAAATCCGTCTTGCGCACGCGATAAATCTTGTAACGCATTGTAAAAAGTTTTCAATTCATAACTGTAATAAGTGCGGTCAAGTAATATGCCTGAAGTTTCTACGCCAACATTTACGCCAATGTTTCCGTAAGGTGCTGATTGCGCTAACGCAACAAGGTTTTGTGCAATAGTTAATTGGTCTGTAGCCGTGAAAGAAGTAGTTGTGCTAATGCGGCGTTGCTCAAAGTAACTTTCAAATTCGCGCGCAGAGATACTTAACTTTTGACTTTCGGAATCATAATCACGACCCCAAATAATTCCGCCCCAAACAATTTCGCCATTTCTATCAACAAAGATAGCGTTACGCGCTGGTTGCGTAGCGGCATTAACATTAAATTGTTCTGTGTTAATTCCGCCAAGAAGAATATGCCCTTGTAACGTTCCTGCTTGGTTTAGTTGCTGTGTAAAAGCAACGCCAGTAATAGGTAGTTCAGCAAGCGTTTGGTTAGTTAGTAAATCTACAAATAAGTAACGATATGTTGTAGGCACATTACCGCTACTTTACTGTAGTACTTGGCGCAGATATTTCTTTTACAGGTTCAATAACTTCAGCATCAATAATATTTTCATCATAAATTTCAACGTAAGGTGGTTGAAAACCATTTTCTTCTGAGTATGTATAGTCAATTCCTACACCTGAATTGCACTCAATAACTAACTCATAACCACTATCCCACGTTTCAATGAAATCGGGTTCTGCAACAATTACATTTTCAACTGTATTGTTATTAATGCAAGCGTAATACATTATGCCCACCATTCCACTATAACTAGACCATTACCGCCGTTAGGTGCGCCACTAAACGTAGGTGCGCCGTCACCATAATTAACATTACCAATATTAACATTTGCATTGCTCATGTTATCAGGAGCAAGTAAACCAGCGCCACCTTTACAATATCCGTCAATACCCAAACCTGCTGTGTAAACATAATTGTTATTGTTACCATTACCACCAGTAACGTTTATAACATTGACCATTACATCTCCGCGAGATGAAGCCGCACCAGCAGAACCAGTATGGTTATTTGCAGTACCAAGAGTCGAATTAAAACCAGCAACCATTTGTCCTTGAAAACCACCAACTGCGTATCTGCTCCAAAGAAGCGTACTAACATTTGTACCCAGACCAGATGAATTGTCAGTCATATAAACTAAATAACGTCCTGTACCTGCAGACATAACACTTGAAACAAGTGAAGGATTGAGAGTTATTGGAGTGCCATTTACACCTTTATTCCAGTATTTAACAATAGTCCAGTTCACGCCGTTAAGTGAAGAAAATAATACCTGTGTGGCTGCAATAGAGGTTGCTGCTGCGCTTGTACCAGCAAACATAAACCATCTGTCGTCAATTACAACAGGATTAGTAAATGTACCATACGCAGCACCGCTTCGCCAAGGAGCAAGAGGTAATTGAGATGTGTACGAGCGGCTAGTCCAAGCAACTCCGTCTGTAGATGTGTAATAAGAAGCACCACCGCTAGCACCGTTATATGGGTGCGCTAAATAAACTCCACTAGAAGCATTGTAAGAAATCATACCGCCAGCAAGCGTGGTTCCTGCCGTTGTCCATGTGCTTCCTGTAGTTGTGTAATAAGTTTGACCTGTACCGCCAGTAAAATAAATACGACCATTTGCAACAGTCATACCATTTGCTGCTGCACTGTTAAGCGCAACAGGTAAAGTAACACCAGTCCAAGTCGTGCCGTTAGTTGAATATGCCGCAGTTGTACTATTAGAAGAATAAGCAACACTTAAAGTTCCTGAAGTTACACAACCAGTCCAAGCAACAGATGAAGGTAAAGCGGCAGTAGTCCAAGAAGTTCCGTTTGTTCCGTAATAAGCAGTTGTTCCTGTTGCGTTTGGAACCATAACAAAATAAGTTCCGTTCCAACCTACTTGTTGATTAGAACCAGTCGTAGTTGTATTTTTTGTCCAAGTAATTCCGTTAGATGAAGTCCAAATTTCATTACTTACGTTTGCAGTTGCAACATATAAATTTGAGCCGTTGTAAGCAACAGGTTGTGATGGTATTTGAGAAGAAAAACTAGTAGTAATCCAAGCATTAGCGGTTGTACGTTGAGATGTTGATAATACTGACCATCTAGCCTGTGCAATTCCGTCTGAAACATTTTGTGTGTTTTCAGCAGTACCGCTATCTTGGGTAGTGGCACAGTTACCAGCAGCAAGCATTGTATTGTAAGCAGCAATACGACCTTCGCCACCGTGAGCAAAAACTAAACTTCCAAAAGATGAACTTGAACCGCTTGATACGTTTGCGCTGGTATCTGTAGAAACACCACCTGCGCCAATAGTTACAGTTGCAGTTGAAATAGCAGATACATCTACGATTGTTTTAATATATCCGCCAGCGCCACCGCCACCAATACTGAGTGTGTTTGCGTAAGAACCACCACCGCCACCAATACAGGTCACAGTTGCAGTATTTACACCAGCAGGTTTAGTCCAAGTACCTGAAGAATAAAATGCTTGACGATATGGTTGTTTTCCGCCACCAGAAGCAGGAACCGTTGATGAACCCATTATACAATCTCCACTCCGCTAATATGAATTGAAATAGATGTAGCAGACGCACCGCCAGTAATAGTTTGTGTTGCTGTAAGTGCTTGTTTCAAATCAATATATACAGTTGAGTTACCTGCAATTGCTGTAGCAGTTTGTAGCGCGGTATTAGAACCAGCAGTACCCATACCAAGAGTAAATGTACCTGCTGTACCTGTTGTATTTGTAATCGCAATATTGCTTACGATAGTAGTGGTTGAGGCTGGAACTGTATAAAGTACAGTTGTAGTTGTTGTTGTTGCCGCACCTCTAAATAAAGGTTTTGGTGTTGCCGCCATTTACCATGCTCCCATCAAGTTAATGAATATGTTATCAGTAATTGAACCTACTGAGTTAGTTCCTGTTTGTGTTAAATTTGCTGCCGAACCTAATGTAACAGTTCCAGTTAATGTTGGGCTTGCGGCTAATACTGTCGCACCTGAACCTGTAGTTGCGGTAGTTCCTGTAAAATCGGCGTCCCAAGAAGCAGCAGTAGTTCCTGATGTAAGAATACAGGTAATCAAATATGTATTACCAGCAGGAATAGTTACTACCAAGTTGCCGCCAGATGAATTTACAGTAAGTGCGCCTGTGCTGTTGTTATGAATTGAATAATTTTCGCCAAGCACCATAGTTGAAGCAACAGGTAATGTAATTGTTTGTGTTGTAACGCCTGTAAAGAATTGAGTTGAAGTGCTTGCGGCAGTTAATACTGTTGTTCCAGCGGCAGTAGCGGTAGTTGTGTAACCATAAACAACTGTTCCGTCTAATGAAATAACAGGAATTGGACCAGTACCAGAAGCAACGCTGATACCTGTTCCGCCTTGTACTTCTGTTAAATCTCCAACAGGTAAGTTAGTTGTAACGTTAGTACGTGTATCTGTAATGTTAGCGTTTGTAATTGAAGTTGCACCTGCGGCAACAGCAATAGTAGCCAAAGAGATAGACATAGACGGCGTGGCTGGTGCTACAGGGCTACCAGCAGGAGTTCCTGCAATAACTTGGAAAGCAACTGTATTGCTTACGCCTGTGTAATAAGAATCTGAAACTGTAACTACAACGCGGTCAATTCTTGGGTTAGTTGGGTTAGCGGTAGTTACTGAAAGAGTTGTTGCGGCGTCATTGTAAAACTGATAAACGCCCATATTTGTTGTGTAGTTACCAACAAGCGCACCCCAACCTGTTGCTACTTGAACGCTCATAGCAGGAGTAGCAGATTGACTTACAGCAAGAGAAGATGAACCAATAATGCCTGAAGTAGCAATAATGGCTTGTGTAGTTAAGCGGTCATTTTCCGCAGGGTGGCTACCATTTTGTAACCAACTAGGCGGTGTGCGTAATGCCATTTAATCTCCTATACGTAAGTGTCGTACCAATTAACTGTACAGGTTGTAGTGCCTGGCACAGACAACGAACCTGTCAAATAATACTGCGAAGTTCCCGGTGGTGCGTCAAACCACTCCGAATTACCAATCAAAAGATTTCTTGCTGACGCGCCATTAAGCGTTACAAGTTTATTCTGTAAATCTACAATAAGGGTATCAGTATTTGCAATAGTGGCTGAAAAATATAGATATTGGTTTGTTGTAACATTTCCAAGAATCGGGTTAAAGATTGGTCCAGTTAAAGTAATAGTTGGATACGCGGTAGCCCAACCTGAATTAGTAATTGAGGTTGTAGTTGCTAATGAACCATAACCATAAACTAGGTTATATGTACGATTGTAAGTTCTGCCCGGTGCCGCAGATACGCTTAGTGAAGCGGTCTGTAATGTAGAGTTGAAATACAAAGGATTAGGGCAAAAGAAATCAACCTGCGCCGTAATCTTTCCGTATGTATAGTCAGGGTCAATAATAGTACGCAAGGCACGAACGCGCGCATTAATGAACTGCTCTGTAAATGGCGGTAGTAAAAAATAAAGTGGCGTTGTACCGCTTTGCTGTGGCAATAACTTAGCCTGAATTGTATTGAAGTTAGTTTGCGCGGAAGTAGCACCGCTTCCAAATGTATTGAAAATAATGCTAATAACTCTGCCACCATAAAAATCACGACCGCTAAACATTCCGTCTTGATATCCGCGATTGTCATCTTGGTTACGAATTGCTGGCAAGCCTTCCAAACCTTCAACAGATTGAATCTGATAAGGCGAGCCTGTACCGCCAAATGTTATGCCACTAAATGAAAAACTATAGGGATTTGTTAATGGCATTAGAGTACCGACAATCCAAATTTAGCAACACGTACAATAGTATCGCTCATATCTTCTGCGGTTGTAGTGTTGTAATTTGTAATAGGCGCATTAACAACTACACCAGCCTTAGCGCGCAAGTGTGCGTCATAATCTCTATCTTGTCCGCCATAAATATTTGGCGTAGGTGTTCCGCCCTGCGTTGCAGGTGGCGCAATAGTTATAGAACCTGCGGCAGTTAGCGCGCTTTGCAACGCAAGAACGGCGGCAATAGTTTCAGCAACCATATCTTTCACGCTACCAAGTTTCTCAGCAAATTCATCTTGAATTTCTTTCAGAGAATCTTTCAAACGCTTACGTGCTTCTTCTTGCGCGTCAGCCAATTCCTTTGCGGCTTCTGCTAATGCGTCAGCCAAATCTTTATTGATTTCAGCAATATTTTCTTGTAACTCTTTATCAACTGCGGCTAATGCTTCAGCAAGGTCAGCCTGAATTTGCTTGATAGTATCGTCACGGTCTTTTTCAGCCTGTGCCATAGCGTCAGTAAATTCATCGTTGATTGCTTTCATAGATTCTGCATATTGCTGATTTTGTTCAAGTAACAAATCGGCAGTTTCTTTTTGCGCGTCTGCGTATGCTTTTGTTAATTCATCTGTAGCAAGGCGCGCGCTAGTATTCATACTTGCGCCTAGTGCGTCAAGAGCAGTACTGCTTGTCTTTTCTAAATCGCCAAACGTATTTTGTAATTCTCTTATTGTTTCAGGTGACGCTTTCAAAATAGATTCCGCTAATGCGTTACCTGTTTCTGCGCCTGACGCAACTACTTGTTCGATAAATGTTTGAGAGAAACCTGCGGCTTGTAATGCGGCGGCATTAGCGGCAAGTTGCTTTGCGGCAGACAACTTACCTTTCAAACTATCAAGTAGGTTATCTACGTTTGCTGTACCACTATCAACTAAGCCTTTGAAAATATCAGCAACGTTAAACGCTGTACCTGTAGCAAAAGCGTTACGTAAGCGGTCAATAGATTGCTGAACAATAGACGCAAGTTTGTTTGCGCCTTGTAATCTAATATCAGCAATACGCTTTTCGTTATCTATTGCTAATTTAGCAAGGTCGTCATCTTTTTTCTTAGTTAAATTTTTAACTGTTTCGTTAAACTTGTTTGTTGCTTCTTGTTGTTTTTTTATCGCATCTGAGTTTAATTTAGCGCGTGTTTCAAAAGCCTTCTTTTCAAGGTCAGCAATTCTACGTGCGGCGTTAGCCTTTAGGTCAGCAACTTTTTCTTGATACTTAGATTCAAGGTCAAGCATAGTTTCATTAAAAGTATCTTGCGCTTTGTAAAGTTTGTCATTTAACTCTTTGACAATCTTCATATAGTTTTCATTATTTTTCTTAATGGTTTCTGCTTTTTCTTTTGCCGCTTTGATTTCTTCAGCAGATTTTCCACCACCAAAACCTGAACCTGTATTACCTAAATCAGGAATACCGCCAGTACCGCCACCGATTTTGATTGGCTTATTTAATTTATCAAGATTAGCCGCAAGTGCTTTGGCTTTAGCGGAAGCCTTGTCTGCAAAATCAGATACGCCGTCAAGACCCTTATTCAATAAATCAAGACCAGCCTTAGCGTACTTACCAACACCGGGCAAATGTGATAAAGCACTTAACAAAGTTTTCATAGGCGTTAAAACAAACTTCAAAATTGTTTCGCCTACTTGACCGATAATTGGAATGATTGAAGCGAACGCTGTTAGTGCTGTTTTGGCAACTTGGATTACGGCTTTGCGGAATGTTTCAGAACGATTCCAAACCATTACAAACGCACCAGCAAGTAAAGTTAATGCAGATACAACTAAGCCGATTGGGTTTGCTTTCATAGCCGCATTTGCCGCTTGTTGTTGTTTAGTGAATAGTGCAAGTACGGCTGTAGCAAACGCTTTAGCCGTTGTATATGTTTTTGTAATTACAAGTTGAACTTTTACTGCGGCGTTATATGCGGCGAGCGCAGTTGTAACAGTTAATAAAATACCGCCAAGAATCTTAAACGCTGTAGCGTGTTCCTTAATAAATTTGACGCCATTATTTATTGTCTCCAACATATTCTTGATTAATGGCAAAAGAAAAGTTCCTAATGATTCTGCTGTATCGTTGAAACGCTCACGAACAATTTGCATTTGTACCGCAAAAGTTTTAGTAGCATTTTCCGCTTGGTCACCAATTTTTGCATTTAATTCCTCCATAGCCTTAGCGATTGCTTCTGACTTTGGCAAAGTAGTATCTAGTTCAATACCCATTTCCTTGAACGCTTTAGCATTACCCATACTTGCTTTAGCCAAAATTCCAGACGCTTCAGCAAGCCCAATATTTTTAGTGCGCGCTACGTCTGCTGATAGTGCTAGTAATTTTTGCGATTCATCAAGGTCGCCAGTAGTACGCAATAAAACTTCTAAACCTGCGGCGGCAGCGTCATCAGCAAATCCCAAGTCAATATAAGATGAGGCTAAATCTTCAACAGCCTTGCGGTTTGACGCAGTATTTAATCCTGCCGCAGACATAGTTGTACCAAGTTTGTTCATTACAGTTTCGGCTTCAAGTGCTTCCTTGATACCGATAGCGGCAAAACCAGCAAACGCAGTACCCATAGCAAACAGCGCGCCTGTAGCCAACTTAGACGCTTTTTGCATTCGGTCAATACCAGCACTAGCCTTACCTGTAGTGCCGTCCATTTTGTCTAACTCTTTATTGACTTCTTTGAGTTCAGCAATAGCCTTATCAGCAATAGCCTTGATTTCAATAATGGCTGGCGGTAAAAATCCTGTCATTATTTACCACCAATAGAAAGATGTTTGCGAACAAGTTGTGGAAGAATTGGCTGGAATTGCTTGAACGCTGGAGCCATAAATGGAAATCCCTTCATAGCGGTAGTTCCTCTCCAAGACGGCGGTGCATATTCGTTGCCTAATTCTACTGCACGACCATAAACCATTGTTGGACCAACAATAACTTCGTACTTTGCAAATCCTACCTTGCGTTTTTGTCCACGTATCGAACGGCGCAAATTACCAGTTCGATTCATAGGCGGTTGTCCTGCCGTTGCTTTCTCCCATACACCATTGACTTTTGGTCGTTTTCCAACGATTTGTTCCTTAGAGAGTTGAATCAGAATAGACATAGCCTCTTTAGCAAGATTTTCTGCACCCTTGCCTATATTGTTTTCAGCAGATTGTAACGATTCACGAACCAGTTTAAGGTTTGTTTTTATCATTCTGTACCTGCTTTACCATAGACGCTATTGCTAATAACCAATCAACTAAAGCGGCAGGTTGTTCATCTACTTCTGTAGGTGTCCAACCAAACTCTTTAGCAGACAAGTAGTAAAACCACTCATCATCAGGATAACTGAAGGCTTCGTGGCGTTCTCCACCTTCAACTAACCATTTTAATCGTTGGAGTCTGCGAAAGGGCTTTCAGGGTCTTTCTCAGATTCTTCTGTTTGTGTAATCTTTGGGAACAAAATCTTTTGCGCTTCTTTAGTTTGTTCAACCAAAAAGTCATAGTCAGGCATTTCTAATTCGTCAAGAATAGAAATTCTAACTGAAGGCAAAAGTAAATCTAATGTCCAAGACTCTACAAGAACAGCAATTAAGCCGTCTGTGAAAGAGAGTGCTTGCATAATGCCTTCATCTTGCTTAGAAGCATTAGCGTAAATCTTCTTGCGGTCTTTTACACGTAGTTCAGCAGGGTCACGTAGTACTACTTCAGCCCCACTTTTTGGTAACTTAACTTTCTTGCTTGCCATTTGTTTTCCTTCCGATATGTTTCATTGTGCCTTCCAGTTTTCAATAATAAGGTGCTTGGGGGTGGGAGCAGGGAAGGCGTCTGCTACAACCAACCCCCAAGCACTACTGTTCAGAAACTATGCGTAAGTTCCTGAAGCCTTTGCGTTCTGTAGAACCCACTTAATTGGAGCAAAACCACCTGAAGCACCAGCGTCAGTTGCATTGCCTTGTCCGTTAAGTTCAACAGATACAGATACGTAATCATCTCCACGCTCGATTACTGCGGCTGTGTAAGCACCCTTAGTAATTGTTGCTTGGATTTGAGTTGCAGTAGCACCAGCACCTGTAGCCCAGTTAAGAACGATTGCTGGTTGTGTGTTATTCAAGAAGCGTGTTAGTTCAGTATCGTTTTCCATAATGAACTTAAATGAACCTGTAACTTCTACTGGTCCAAGATAAACGCTAAATGGATTCTGTGTATTTGAGATTCCATAAATAGGCGTTACGTTACGTTTCATTGAAATAGAACCTTCAACAGTATTGCTTACCGAAGAACCACCAATAGATACAGTACCAATCCAAACAGGAGTAGGTAGTAATGTGCTAAATGTTGGTGTAGGTGCGGTTGTTGTAGCAGATTCCCAACCAGTTGATTTTGTATCAAATTCCAACATTCCGTCTGCGTTGAAAGACAAAGTGAAATCTGAGAATTGGCAACCTGGGTATTGACGAACTGCCGCCGCATAGAAAT